CACGGAATTTTTAGGACGATATCCTAATGCTTTTGCAATATCATATATATTACCGCGTTCCGAAGCTTGTTCTAACATAGATTCTTTTAATGTATTATCAGTATAATATGACAACACATCACCTACATACGCAGCCATTTCAATTAACATCATCCCCGGAGATGCTTCATTAAAATCAGTATATGTTGTAGGAAAGTATTGTTTAGCAAAGTCAATTAAATTTTTTTTGATTTGACTAAAATCTTTACCTAAATATGATACATCTTTTTTTGTTTCCATGTTTTCCTTAACTACCCGCCAACCACGGTTAAATTTCCTTGCGGTGTTGAACTTATTGTTAATAAATTTTGTATGGTTGAATTGCTTAAATGATAGTTTATTTTAATTTGAACGTTATATAATAAATTCGGATCATCTTCTGCAGTTACAATATCAATACTATCGACAAGTACCTGAGGCAACCAAAAACTTATTGGCCCTGAAATGTAGTCTCGAATATCATCTTTTATTTCATTTAAATTGGGTTCAAATAATACATACAATAAATTAGTCCCATATGTTGGTTGATTTACTCGTTCTCCGATTCTAGTTAATAATAAATCTTTTAATTGATTTGTAATTTGTGTTAATGATACATAAACGGGTGAAAATATCGTATTTCCAGAATAAGATAGTCCTAATGAAACAATACTATTTGAATTAACTACTGAAGGTACTATCTGATATGGCATTATGATCCTTTCTTTTTATTAATTGCTTTCATTAACGCAGAATAATCGCGAGTCATTGCTTGTTGAACTTCTTGTGGAACTTCAAACGTTTTACCAGTTTCTGGGTCTTCCATTATTTTTGGTGCAACGGGTGCAACGCCAATTGCTTCTTTCATAGTTTGCCGCATTGTTCCAAAATTAACAGCATCTTTAGATGTCATTCGAATTTCTTCCATACCCTCATTCATGATGTCTTTAAAACTATTCATGGCCATTGGCTGCGACTCTGACATAGGTTCTGTTTCATTTAAAACAGAAGCCCATTTATTATCATTAAATTGTACTTTTGATTTTTTTGCCGATTCAGTCACGGTCTGACGCTGCGCAGGAACGTGGGATACGCGTTTAAGATCTGCCATTTCTATAATTGTAGATTGTAGACCATCCCGAAGAATTTCAGTTAATTCTTCTTTTATAACCTCTCGTACGGCGGTTTTAAGTGCTTTTACTAATGTTTTTGAATCCATATGAATACTTTTATATAAATATTGGGTTTAATAATTTATGCCCTCAGGCCATTCTGTATCAGAAATTTTTGGACCATATATTGTTCTAGTAGTTTGATTTATAAAATAATCACCAGTTTTTCCTCTATCAGAATCGGGTCTTTGTGTTCCCGTCCCCGTAATTACGCGACTTGGCGCTTCTAATAAATCTAATAATGAACGTTGATCTTGTTGTAGTTGTATGATTAATTCTTGTCGCAAATCAATATCTTCTTGCGATACGTTGATCAATTGATAAAATTTAGAATCTGTATCTCCTAAATTATTCATATCAAAATCAATGTTAGCATTTCTAGTATTTTCAGTATTAATCGAATCAATTGCCGTTTGTGTTGTTTGATTAACTTCAAATACCTCATCGTTACATATTGAAGATAATAAATTAATAGTTGGGCCGATTAATTTTGATGCCAATCCAACTGCACCATTTACGACTCCTAAAATAATAGATGCTTGAGTTAATGCTTTAGCAATGTTTGCAACCAATTCATTTTGTACTGCCAATGCCTGGCCTACTGCCGGAGGAGATGGAATTGGATTTGCTAGTTGTGCATTAATTAATACCGATGCAATTTGTGCTGCAACAGTTAATGCAGGTATTATAATATTTAGAATACGTAAAATATTTTGAATTTGCGCAATATATCTTTGTATTTGTTGTAAAATTTGTTTAAGTTCAACAATCTTAGGATCATTGCATGAAATATTTTTAGGTAAAATATTAGATTTTGATATTGCTTCTGCAACTTTTTGGTTTAATTTTGCAATAACCTTGTTCAATGCAGTTTGCAATTTATTTATTGCAGCACCTGGTTTACTAGTAATTTGATCAAAAGGAAATGCTACTGCCATATTATGTCTTTGTCATTTTATATTTTGTACTATTCAAATTAGGTAATAAATCAGATATTTGGCCTAATATTGTAGCTGCATTAGTTACGCACGGTGCACCACCTGGGCCTGTAGAACCAGCTGCAATTGCTTGTACAATTAGTTGTAAAATTTGTTGCAATACTAATCCATGTGCCAATGGCTCCGATGCATCTTCTCCGCCTATATAAATTTCGTTGGGAGTATTTAAAACAATGCCAGCTTCAGAATCAACTACAGCAATATCTGTTTTAGCACGTAAAATAATTCTATCTGCAACACCAACAAATTGCGAACCTGCAAAGGAACCGTTATGTACGGTTAATTGTTTTGTTAATGTTAGTTTATTTAAATTTTGTGTACTAGTTAAATATAAAGACGATGAATCTTGTTCTACATCTTCTACAATAAACTGTTTGGATGGTAAATTTTTACGACCATTTGATAAAACAATGATTGGATCACCGCCGGCTGTCGACGGAGTAACCCATTCTGCATTCTTATAATAATACCCCGCTGGATAAGCCGTATTAACGCTACTACCAAAACGAATACTATTACCCATTCTCCCTTCAATTAATACATCGCCTTCATATGGCTGTAATGGAGATATTGATTTACGTATAAATGTTTTTCCTGGTTTAATAGCATCAATTTGTTCTTGTGTCAAACCATCGGAAATTCCAGGTAACATGTTTTCGTTGATTGATGATTGCAAATCAACTGAACTAACATAATACCATCCTTCTCGCCATTTATTAGATGTCGATTGTTCATTAAATGTTCTGTAAATTAATACAAATTCTCCAACTAATGGAATTTGTTTTATATTGATATTAGATGGTTTTGCAATGTATATTTTATTATTATAATAACTGCTACACGATCTAACTCGTAAAGCAAATAAACGATCTACCGTAGTATCAGAACGATCAGCTGGTACATATTGATATGTGTAATCATATTCTAATACTTCAGCAACATCCCATTCTATTTTACGATCATTCATTCAAATCCTTTTTAGTATCCATTGATTTTTCAATACGTTGCTTTAATGCAGCAGTTTCTTGTTCAATTGAATCTAATTCATCCGTTAATTCTGCAGATAATGTTTGTTCAGCAACGCGAAGTAATTGTTGTTTTTCTTCATCACTTAACAAGCTGTCAGCACCAGAAATAGTTTGTTTAGTTGAAATATATCGTTGTACGATTGCAGTTAATTTAACTAAATGATCATCATTTTTAACTGCAACGTCTAAATATTCTTTAATTAAAGGGACAATGATAGTAGCATCAGATGCATTTTTAATTAATGGTTGCAACTGAGCAATAAGTTGATTAATTTGTCTATCTTTCTTTTTTGAATTGTGATAAACATCGGACATTAAATCGGCAAAGGTTGTTCCTTTGAATAGTTCATCGTTCTTGTCCATATATAAAACCTTTTAAATAAATATCAAAAAGGTAATTTTATGAAGTCCGTTTGTTCGTATTCTAAAAATTTAGCTTCATAAATTTGTTTGAGCGTTTTAACAACCCGAGTAATATTTGTTGTTTCTAAACCTGTTCTTTCTCGAATATAAATGTATAACGCTTTCTTATTGAAATTTTCAATATTTTCTCGAGTTTCAAAAATATGTAAAACCGAATCAGCAACATGTATATCAATTGGATTTGAAAAAATATAATTTAAATTTTCATAACAATAGTTAATATATGCATTCATAAAATATTGCAATGTTTCTTGCATATCTTCATTATGAATTTCTGTCATTATGTTGCGTTGTTCATCAATATTTAATTCTTGCATATCTGCTTTTCTTTTCGAATATGCTTTTTGATTCTCTGCAATCAAATAATTAAATGATGTTCTAGTATAATAAGAATATGCCTTTCCGGCATTAGGATTAAATTTATCTAATCGAGCCGTTAAATATGTAACCAGATCGGTTTGCAAATCTTGAAACGTAGAATCAATATAATCTGGTTTAACCTTGTTGATAATGTTTTCAGCTAATTTCATGAATGCAGGATAAATAAATCTACGATAAATTTTTTCTCGCAATGGTAAATTGTCATGAGTACGATTATATGATGCAATCGCGTATTCTGTTATTTTTGTAAAATATGATTTACTTTTTTTCTTCCTGGCCATTTGTAAACTCTTCTTTTAAATCTTCAATAACTTGTTTTAACATATCAAATGTAGTCCCAACTTCATCTTCGGCTGCAAATGCACCTTTAGTATCAATTTCTTGCATTTTCATATATGACTCCATAATTTTATCATACATGTATAAATTAGTCATTTCTAATGATTGAATATATTCAGTTACATCTTCATCTTGTTCTTGCAAATCTGCAACAGCACCTGCAAGAAACCAAATTCGATAACCTAGATATGTACATAATCCAGTTAATAATAACGTTGTTATAATAAAAAATATCATGTTTATTCTCCGTTAAATGCTTTGAAAATATCCGTTAATGTTTGTTCAACATCTGGATTATTTTCAGCTAAATTTTTCAATCCATTACTTTTTGTAATTTTAGATTTTTCTTGTATAGGTTTAACTGTTTCTTTGTCTTTGTTTCTCCAACGCTCAAATTCAATTTGCGCTGCCATATGATCTGCATGATGCAAAATGATAGGAAGATTTGTTTTTAATTTGGCTTGTGCTGAGCGAGCAACATAGTAAGGCTTATTTGCATCATCATACATTCCATCATGAATTTTAATTGCCTGATATTCATTCCAAGACATTTTAACATCATATTCTTGTAGCAACCAAATTGAAAGATCTGGTACCATAGTAAATGGAATGTTTTCATTATGGCGATACATTTTGTTTTGATTTTTGCGATGCCAATCTGAGGTTTCTATTTGATAAACTTCATTGCCATCTCCTGGAAATCCCACTTTGCCTAAATCGTGATGCATTGCAGCAAACATCAATTCTTCCATGGTATATCCGGACATATCTGCACCTGATGATTGCCATGTTGCATATAATGTTTTAGCACATTCCATTACTCGAAGTACATGATCTACATACCCTCCGGCAAATGCATTATGAAAATGTGCAATAGATGATGCTGGCATCATAACAATGCGATCTTCTAATTCATCATACATTTTATGTAATTGTGCTGCTCTTGTTGGAAAGAACAAGTCAATTTCTTTGCGAAACTGTTCCCAGTTTGATTTAATTTTTTCTGCTTGTAACATAACTTATTATATTGATTTATTTTCGTATTTCCAATACTTGTCCATTAACAAGTTTTGACACACATTTGTAACACGTAACTGCTGTTGCGTTAACATCTACTTTCTGACAAATTTCATCACAATATTTGCATTG